AGGGTTGAGAGCGTTAGTGGCGTACCGTCCCGCAGTGGCAGTCTGCCATGCCACACAAGGCGCGATTGATGCGGTTTCGTAGAGTTAACACGCTGCGTTGGTTGCGGTTGCGGTTGTGTGGTTGAGTCGACTCAGCGCGATAAGCTGCGTCGACTATCTCCTCCCACTCGAGAGGCGATTTGATGCGGATGGACGTGTTGTGTAACGTGTTACGTAGGGTTTGCATTTGTTTTGGTTGGTTTGGGGTTGAGAGGGTTAGCGCAGCGCGACGCGCAGTGTCAGTGTGACGTTAAGGATGAGGACGAGGGTGATTGCGAGAGCCTCGCCTGCAGTCCATTTGAGGTGGGACAAGGCGAGGATGTCCGCGATGCTGAGGGATGTCATGAGTAGGAGGAACGTGTTGGGGTTCATGGGTTTGGGGTTTTTTGGTACGGCTCTGCCGTAGGGGTAATATCGGCAGGGGAGCGGGGAGAGTAAAGGGGAAAGTGCGAAAAAGTTGCGCACAAGGGTGGAGAGAGGGAGTTGTTGCTCTCACTCTATGGTCACTGATTTTTTTGTGGCTATGGTGTCTAATCTGACAGCAAGGGGTGCCGGACGTCCTATCGGCACGCCTAATCGTGTGGGGGCGATAGTCAAAGAGGCCATCCTCCGTGCCTTTGATGAGGTTGGCGGGCATGCGTACCTGGTCGCTGTTGCACGACAAGAGCCAAAAGCATTTTGTACATTGCTCGCCAAACTCGTGCCGAAAAACGAGACACCCACTCCGGTTGCCACACTCGAGATGTCAGACCACGCACTTAACGACCGCCTCGCGGCTCTGCTGCGCGACAGCGGGGTCAGCCGAGAGGCCGTGAGTACTGGTGAGAGTGTGGATGCGGAGGTTGTAAGCGTGTTGCGCAAAGACTAACGCAATACAATAAGACTCATGGTTACAAGTGGTGTTGTCTCAATGCATCACAAGCAAACTAGCATTAATAAATCACAGGTGGGGCTAACCCCCCGAGGGGGTGGCCCCTTTGCGGAAAAAGTTCCGGCTATACGCGAATGTCGCTCTTTTCGGGGTTTTTTCTTCACAGCGGCAAGCCGCGTGTGATTGACTGCGGGCACGCATCAAATGGACGATTTCGAGTTGAAGCTGGAGTTAGCCGCGGTTCTCGAGGAGAAGCTGCGCCGTCAGCGCGAGCGCAAGCTGCTCGCGTACTACCCTGAGAGTGGGCCGTTGCGGCGGTCTGCGTACCCCAAGCACATGGCCTTCTTTGAGGCAGGGCCACGGTACCGCGAGCGGCTTATGATGGCTGCAAACCGCGTTGGGAAGACGGAGGGCATTGGGGGCTACGAGCTGACGTTGCACCTGACGGGGCGGTATCCGGAGTGGTGGCGTGGGCGGCGGTTTGCGAAGCCGGTTTCGGCGTGGGCGGCTGGGGACACGGGCAAGACGACGCGTGACATCTTGCAGCAGAAGCTGCTTGGGCCGCCTGGGTATTACGGCACGGGGCTTATTCCGAAGGAGGACATCTTGCGGACGCCGGCGAAGGCAGGGATAGCGGATGCGGTTGAGATGATAGTGGTGCGGCACGAGAGCGGTGGAGAGAGCAGGGTGGTGCTCAAGAGTTACGACCAGCGTCGCGAGAGTTTTCAGGGCACGGAGCAGGACATTATCTGGTTGGACGAGGAGCCACCGTTGGACATTTACACGGAGTGTTTGCTGCGGACGATGACGAACGACGGGATGGTGATGTTGACGTTTACGCCGCTGCTGGGGATGAGTGCGACGGTGATGGCGTTTTTGAAGGACGGTGAGGTACGGGAGCGGCAGGAGGGGACGAAGTACGTTGGGATGGCGACGTGGGATGACGTGCCGCATTTGTCTCAGCGGCAGAAGGACGAGTTGTGGGCGAGCATCCCCCCTTTTCAGAGGGATGCGCGGAGCAAGGGTGTGCCGCAGTTGGGGGCGGGGGCGATTTATCCGGTGGCGGAGAGTGACGTGGTGGTGGAGCCGTTTGAAGTGCCGGAGCATTGGCCGCGGTGTTTTGGGATGGATGTGGGGTGGAACCGGACGGCGGCGGTGTTTGCGGCGGTGGACATGGAGAGTGACGTGGTGTATGTGTTTAGCGAGCACTACATGGGGGCTGCGGAGCCTGCGGTGCATGCGGAGGCGGTGCGGGCGAGGGGCGGGATGCCTGGGGTGATTGATCCGGCTTCGAGGGGGAGGACGCAGATTGACGGGCAGCAGTTGTTTAACCGGTACAAGGGGTTGGGGTTGGACATTACGGTGGCGAACAACGCGGTTGAGACGGGGTTGTACGATGTGTGGCAGCGGATGAGCAGTGGGCGGTTGAAGGTGTTTCGGAGTTGTGTGAACTGGGTGAACGAGTTCCGGTTGTACCGGAGGGATGACAAGGGCAGGGTGGTGAAGGAGAACGACCATTTGATGGATGCGACGCGGTACATGGTGGTGAGTGGGGTGCAGCGTGCGAAGAACCCGTTGAATCGGATGAAGAGAGCGTTTGTGGAGATAATGCCGTCGAAAAACTTCTTCTCACGGAAGTAAAATGAGATACGTTTAGATTTGTCATGACGAAAGCGCAGATACATGCGGAGGCGTTGCGGGAGTTTGATAACATTGAGACGGTGCTTCGGCAGGAGCGGTTGCAGTGTTTGAATGACCGGCGGTTTTGCGATATAGCAGGGGCGCAGTGGGAGGGGCCGCTTCAGGATCAGTTTGAGAATCGGCCACGGTTTGAGGTGAACAAGGTGAACTTGGCGGTGATGCGGGTGATTAACGAGTACCGCAACAACCGGATGACGGTGGATTTTCTGCCGAAGGAGGGAGCTGAGTACGACAAGTTAGCGGACACGTGCAACGGTTTGTATCGGGCTGGGGAGCAGGACTCGTGTGCGCAGGAGGCGTATGACAATGCCTTTGAGGAGGCGGTTAAGGGCGGTTTTGGGGCGTTTCGGTTACGGAACGAGTATGTGGATGATGAGGACGAGGATGACGACACGCAGCAGATTTACATTGAGCCGATATTTGATGCGGACACGAGTGTGTACTTTGATTTGAACGCGAAGCGTCAGGACAAGAGTGACGCGAAGCGGTGCTTTGTTTTGACGGCGATGACGCCGGACGCGTACAAGGAGGAGTGGGGGGATGACCCGCAGACGTGGCCGAAGTCGGTGACGCGGGTGATGTTTGATTGGTACACGCCGGAGGTGGTGTATGTGGCGGAGTACTACCGTGTGGAGGAGGTAAGCGACACGGTTGTGACGGTGGAGACGTTGACCGGTAAGGAGGAGAAGTTGCGGGAGGGGGATGAGGGGTTTGAGGAGGCGCTTAAGGAGTTAAAGGCGTTGGGTGGGAAGGTGGCAAAGCGCAAGAAGGTAAAGACGCGCAAGGTGCACAAGTACATTTTGTCTGGGGGAAAGATTCTGGAGGATTGCGGGTACATTGCGGGGAAGAACATTCCGATTGTGCCGGTGTACGGGAAGCGTTGGTTTGTGGATAATGTGGAGCGGTGCATGGGGATTGTGCGGCTTGCGAAAGACGCGCAGCGGCTTAAGAACATGCAGCTCTCGAAGCTGGCGGAGATTTCGGCTTTGTCCTCGGTTGAGAAACCGATTTTTGTTCCTGAGCAAGTGGCGGGACATCAGGTGATGTGGAGTGAGGACAACATCAAGAACTACCCGTACTTGCTGGTTAACACGATTACGGATGCGAGCGGGAATGCGGCGCCTGCGGGGCCGGTAGCCTACACGAAGTCCTCGCAGATACCGCCGGCGATGGCTGCGCTTTTGCAGGTGACGGATGCGGACATGAACGAGCTGCTTGGGAACGCGCAAGCGGCGGAGCGGATGGTGAGCCATGTGACGGGCAAGGCGATTGACATGATCCAGCAGAGCCTGGGGATGCAGTCGTACGTGTACATCTCGAACATGGGCAAGGCGATTAAGCGTGCTGGCGAGATTTGGCTCTCGATGGCGAAGGACGTGTTTGTTGAGCCCAAGCGGAAGATGAAGGTGATTGATGAGGCAGGGAGCATGGACTCGATTGAGCTTCTTACACCGGTTATCGATGAGGAGAGCGGCGACATTGAGTACGAGAACGATCTATCGGACGCGCAGTTTGACGTATCGGTGGACATTGGGCCTACGGCCCCGAGCAAGCGGGCAGCGACGGTGCAAGCGATTACGGGGATGATGGCAATCACGCAGGATCCGGAGATGCTGAAGGTGCTCTCATCGATGGCGATGCTGAACATGGAAGGGGAAGGCATCTCGGATGTGCGCTCGTACTTCCGCAAGCAGCTTGTGACGATGGGCGTGCTTAAACCCACCGAGCAAGAGGCCCAGGAGCTTCAGCAAGCCATGGCAAACCAGCAGCCAAGCCCAGAGGCTATCTACCTGCAGGCAGAGGCGCAGAAGGCCAATGCGCTAGCCACAAAGGCGCAGGCTGACACGGTGCTGACACTGGCGAAGGCAGAGGAGACGCGGGCTAAGACGGAGGACACGCTGGCGAAGACGGCGGGAACGAGTCAGGAGAACGCGATGAAGTTGGCAGACCGGATTGAGAGCGAGGTTGCGCGGATTATGCCGCAGCAGGCAGCGCCGGTAATGCCGATGCAGAATTTCTAGCTTGCGAGTAGCAGGCTAAGTTAGTAAAGAAAACATGAGTGAGATAACTCAGGCAGTAGAGGCTGAAGAGCCTTTGGAAGCCGTTGAGGAGATCGAGCCAAGTGCAGAGGCTGAAGTTGGGAACGCTGGCGGTGAGCCGGTGGAGAAGACGCAGGAGCCTGCGGTTGGCGATCAGAATCAAGAGGCGGAAGAAGTCGAAGTCAGCATCGGTGATTCGCCATCACAACAAGAAGAGAGCAGCAAGGAAGCACCTACTTGGGTGAAGGACTTGCGTAAGCAATATCGGGAGCTGCAACGTGAGAAGCGCCAGCTTGAGGAACGGGTAAGGACAATGTCCACTGAGACCAATCCGGTGGCACAGCTTGGGCCTAAGCCGTCGCTTGAGGGCTGCGACTACGATTCGGCTAAGTACGAGGAATCGCTTGAAGCATGGTTCGTCCGCAAGCGTGCGGTTGACGCAGAAGCTGAGAAGGCTGAACGCGCAAAGCAGGCTGAAGCGGAGGAATGGCAGAAGAAGCTAGCAAACTACGCTGAGACAAAGACGAAGCTGAAGGTTGCTGACTACTCTGAGGCTGAAGCAGCGGTTCAAGACGTGCTTAATGTCACCCAGCAGGGAATCCTGCTGCAAGGTTCAGAGAACCCTGCGTTATTGGTTTACGCCCTAGGTCGGAATCCTGCAAAGGCGAAAGAACTCGCGAGTATCAATGACCCCGTGAAGTTCGCGTTTGCGGTTTCAAAAATCGAAACTCAACTCAAAGTGACACCTAAAAAGACTGCACCGCCGCCGGAGCGGACAATATCTGGCACAGCAAAATCATCAGGCGGCTCGGATGAGCAGCTTGACCGGTTGCGAGAACAAGCCGCTCGCACCGGCGACTTCAGCAAAGTGTTGGCTTACAAAAATCAGTTAAAAAACAAATAAAGACCTATGGCTAATAGCTTTAGTAAAGAAGAAAGAGTGGCGTTTGAGAACCTTCTTGAAGGGTTCCAAGACGCTTTGGTTCTGTCTCGGAACGTGTCCATCTACAACACGGATCAGACGATGATGGAGCGCACGAACAACGTGATCTGGAGGCCGCAGCCTTACATCTGCACCTCGTTGAGTGGAGCAAATGCTGGAACGAACATTACTGGTGTTGGTGGATATTCCGCTTACACGCAGCTTTCCGTTCCAAGTTCCATCAATCAGACCCGCACGGTTGCGTGGGAGATGAATGCGCTTGAGTTGCGTGACGCGCTTCAGGAGCAACGCCTTGGCTCTTCTGCCAAGCAGAAGATTGCAAGCGACATCAACATCGCTGTGAACAACGTGGCTGCAAATCTTGGTTCGCTTGTTATCAAGCGCACGACTGCTGCTGGCGCAACCAGCGGGTTCGATGACGTTGCTCAGTGTGAAGCCATCTTCAACGAGCAAGGTGTGATGGACGGCGACCGGTATCTGGCGCTCAATACCCGCGACTACAACGGTCTTGCAAAAGACTTGTCTGTTGCATCGCGTTCCTTCGGAAACCAAAAGTCCGATAAGGCTTACGAGCGTGCGTATGTTGGGATGGTGGCGTCCTTCGACACCTACAAGCTCGACTATGCTCCTCGCCTTGCAGCGGCTGCTGGCGGAGCTGGCTTGACCATTGACACCAGAGATTCTGCTGTGAACTACTGGATCCCGAAAGCTGTCACGACAACTCCATCATCAACCGAACGGTTGAACGTGGACAACCGCTTCCAGACGGTAACGATTTCCAGCACGACTGGAGTTGCTGCTGGCGACGCGTTCACGATTAACGGAATCAACGCTGTCCACCATATCACCAAGAATGACACTGGTCAGTTGAAGACGTTCCGAGTTGTAAGTATAACCAGTGGAACGCAAATGGTGATCACTCCTCCGATCATCTCCAATCAGGTTGCAAATGCAGCTTCTGCTCAATACCAGAACTGTGTTGCTAACACCAAGAGTGCAACGGCTTCTATCGTGTTCTTGAACACGGCAGCGGCTCCCGTGAACTGCTTCTGGCACAAGGACGCGATTGAAATCCTTCCTGGCCGTTATGCTATCCCTACGGATGGCGGCGTGGCAGTGATGCGCGGTTCAACCGACCAAGGGCTTGAGCTCGTCATGACCAAACGGTTTGACCAAGACTCGCTCCTGACCAAGTATCGTATCGATACGCTGTTCGGGGTTGTGAACAAGCAGCCTGAAATGTCGGGCATCATC